AAGTTTCCCTTCGCTATAATTTTCGTCAGATACTTCTTGAAACTGGAAAAGTTTGGCTACGTTAGTAACGTATTCTCCGCCTTCAGCTAAGGTTTGGCCAATTTTAACCTGCTGAGGGTTTTCGTCAGAGTGCCCCGTGTCTCCAAGAGGCAGATAGTAAGTTTTGCCGTCTGCTTCGTAGCTAACTTCAAACCTTTGCATAAGTGGAGAACTGCTTGTGCTTCCGTCCTTAAAAGGTTGAAACAAAAATTCCATCTGAGATCTGGAAGAATCAACTGTAACTGTATGATCGTTGATAAAAGAATGGCCGTCTCCTCCCGCGGTAAGCGTAGCGAAATCGCCGTGTTGCTCTGGATAGGAAACTGTCGTAGGCTTCCTGTTAAGGAATGAAAAGAACCCCTCTTTAACGTCGAAAAAGTTTAGCCTAGTAGAGTAAGACTCTTTTTTCGTTTCTTGTGTTTCTTCCACTTCCGTGGTGGTTATAGTTTCTTCGCAGTCGGGCGGCGTTATCTGTGTTGGTTCGAGGTAGCCAGCGGGGGTTAAAATATCCAGTTTATATTCTTTATCAGCGGTGAAATCAATAGCTTTATCGATTATAATAGAGTTTCCTGTTACGTAATAATCGTTGGTTTCCGGGTGGACGCTGGCAGATGGCGGGTTTATGTTGGAGGGGATAGCTCCAGCCGGTATGATTCCAGAGCCAAGCTTTTGAACCTGAAGAGTTCTCCCTGCCATTTTTTTATCGTTTCTAAACTCGTCGTATACGCTAATTACATCGCCGGGTCTTATATACATTCCTTCTTGGCCTGCGGCAAATGATATTGATTCCGTTTCTAGTATTTCACTTTTCAGTATCCATTCCCCAAATCTTTTAGCTTGCGCTTCGCTCGTGCAGCCAATAGCAGAAGTCTCTACTTCTCTTATTCCGTATCTTTGGACGCCAGCTTGGTCTTCTGTATAAGAAATCGCAGGTTTATATAAGTTATTTTTGTCGGAGTATCTTACTATTGCTACAGTGTGTCTGGCTTTTTTAGCAGAAGATGTATAAGTAAATAATCCGTCTACTGCATTAGAAGTATTAAAATGATAGATTGGGTCCTTAGGCCTATCTTGAGAGACGTATATATTTCCGAAAGCATAATAAGCTATAGATCTAAATGCAGAAGCTAAGTCGTTGACGACTTTATAGGCCTCTTCTCTTGAAGTAATAATATGATTCAAGGTGAACCTAGGCTCTAGTCCTCCTTTTCCGTCAGAGACTAAGACATCACAGTATTTAGCTATATCGTATAGCGTCCACTTGTCAACGAATCTAGAATCTATATAGTCACCTAGTCCGTATCTACTATTAGTAAGAAGGTCGTAAAAACACCAAGCTGGGTTATTTGTCCATTCTTTTTTAGCTTTAAAGCACCCATCCCAAAAGCCTGAAGACTCATCATAGTTTCTTAATAAGGGATTGTAGTTATTGGGGACTTTTACTTTTAACAGTTTGGCATCATAGTGCCTCGATGGTATTCTCGAAAAGAATTCGGCGCTATACTTCGAGTAAACCATCGCGCAGTAAGGGTATCTAAGCTTGGAATCGTAGACCTCAATGATTGAGTCTACGTAGCTATCATTTTTTAAAAAAGTATGAAACGAGTCTGGGGTAAGTCTTACTATTTTAATTTCCCATCCCAGAAAATAGTCTTTGCGAGCACTGTCTCTCTCTGTGCTGTTAAAGGTTATTTCTACGCTTCTTACGTAAGGCTCTTCTATCCTGCCGAAGATTTCTTCTTCTACGGCTGGTTTTTTGGGCCAAGGGACAAAAAGATCTTCGTCAAAATTGTCTGCGCGAGAACTCCCTTGTCTTCCTTTAAGGTTTTTTGTGTCGAAAATCGGACGGGTGTAAATTTGGTATTTAATTTTGCGAGCTCGCATGTCGCCGCCGCCGTATGGCTGCTGCGTGCCGTCCTTCATGGTGTCTTCTGGTTGCGCAAAAAACCCTCTATGGTCTTCGTCTCCTTTAGGTTCTTTAATATCGTCTTTTTGATCGTCTTGTATGTTTTCTAAAAGCTTTGTAACTTTTATATTCACTCTTACGGCCACGCACTCTTTGTTCGATACGGTGTATATTTTTGCGTTTCTGTCGATATCTCCTAGAATAATGGGAGAGTTCGAGGTGGCTTCAGTGGATCCGGGAGTACTATCGCTGCTGCTACCGTCAGGAAGAAGCGACGACCCTGCCCCTACGAGAGCAGGCTTATCGGCAATTTTACCTCCTACTAAACCGAAGGCAGCACCGAGCAAGCTTGAACTTCCGCCAGTACGCATCCCACCTTCTCCTTTGCTGTAGTAACCGGGCGTTTTCCCTTCTCCGAGCTCTATGCTTGGGCCGAATAGTCTTTCTCCAATGTTTCTGAATAGAGTGAGCTCAAATCCGTCTTCACCTTTTAGGTTTTTATCGTTAGGCAAGTTAGGGTTCAACGCAGGAAGTTTTCCTTGAGGTGTTCCTTCTGTCCACTCTAGGTTTACTTCTTGAAAGTTATAAAATCCGTTTTTATCCACTACTGGAGTTTCGTTCCAGTAAACAGATCTTAAATACCCTAGCTCTCTGCTACATGATCCGTCTTTATCTAAGGCGACGTAGTGTTTAAATGTATAGGTTTGGTATCCGGTTTCCCCAATGTTTCCAGCAAAATGATATTCGCCGCTCACTAGTCCTTCTATTTCTCCTTCTGATAACAAGTCGCTAACGTCCAGAGTGGATAGAGAAGTATAAAGGTTGTCTCCACCTTTTACGCGAGACACCCCTGCTTCGTCAAAAATAGGTTGTCTTGCTTCTGCTTGATCTTTGCTCATCGTCTAGTTTTTGTTTCGTTTACGGAACATGAGGTTTTATTATGGGAGTTGTTCTAACTACTGTATAGTCGTCTCCGTCAGAAGTTATAATAGTGGTTACTTCAGTGTCTACGTTTTTATGAGGAGCGCATTTGTCTGCTTCGGCAGATTGTTCGTTGTGTTCAGCAGCTCTTTTTCTCATCATGTTTTGAACTGTTCCCTCGCCTTTATTTCTGACATTGTCGCGATAGTCCAAGCCATAGTATTCTTTTCCCCAGTGATCACCTTTGGTGAGCTTGCTTGTGTTTTTCTTCTTCCCGGACTCAACATCAAAGGTGTCTATGCTTGACTGAATAACCTGACTACCGACCATTAATCTTCCGTACCCAATAAAGATCGGACCGCCCTCTCTTACCGTATTTACCGGCCCGGCAAAGAGATAAGACGCACGACCTCCGCCTTCTATTTCTCGAAAATCTCCAAATTCGGGCATGGGGGTAAGCAGGTTAGCGACACCCGCCGCTACTAAGCCTAAACCTCCAGCAATGAGAGCCATTCCCATTTGAGTCGTAGCTCCGTAGGTAAAAACCCCCAAGACTATTAATACGATCCCGACAATTATAGCAAATACATCTTTAAAATCGGCGCCCTCAACCACTGGTACAATGTCAATGCTTTCTAAATTTTTGAACTCTCTAATAAGCTCAGAAGATTGAACCCCTTCTTTTGTGTTTATGTCTTTTTCTTTGTCGTACAAAAAATCTTTTTCGTTTATCAGGACTCTATATTTTATGTTTTGCTTGTCGTTTTTGATTAAGCTTTTGTAAAGTTTTTTACTTTGACTTTCTATGGCCCTCATGGCTTCTCCTACTGAAGAAACTGCCATTTTCCAAGACTCCCTGCCTACTTGTTTGCCGAGGGCTCCGTGAAGTTTTATGTTTACTAAGCTGCTGTTCATTTTGAATATCTATACACGTCTACTAGTTTGGATCTATAAAAATTACCCAAGTCTTCGACTGTTGGGTGCCTGTTGACTGGGTGATGGTAGATTTGGTTATCTCCTACTAAAACAGCCCAGTGGTCGTAGAGAGGCGCAAATCTTGACTTGAATATAGAAAAGCATAACACGTCTCCTTCTTGCATGCTGTTTTTGTTTATTTTTTTAAACTTATTGTTAACGTTTAGCACGTCTTCTATTAAATTAGGAAATTTCTCTGGCCAATGAGAGTCTCTTGAATTGTATTTTCTCGAAATCTGAAGAGAAATAGACTTTTCTTCTAGATAATCTACGACCAGCATTATACAGTCTGCTACGCCCCACTTAAACTTTTTAGACAGGTTACTTACTCCATTTTTTTTATGTTCGTAAAGATGAAACGAATCGTTTTTTATGTTATATAAGACATAGTCCACTTGATGTTTTTTACTATTCTCTTTGTCTCCTGCGCTGAACTCTTCGTTGTCAGAAATATGAGAGTGGTAGACGGCTTTTATTTCGCCACGTAAGGACGCCTTAAGATAATCTTTTGGGTTTAACGAAAAAAAGGTTTGCTTGTTTTCGGCAGAATTCCTGCACTCAAAGGTTTCAAGGTCGAATTTTTCTTTTGTTTGCACTATCAGACCGCAGCATTCTTCGCTTTGGTTTTTTAAAGCGTGCTTTTTGATTCTTTCTTTTGTTTCTTTTGAAATAATCATCGCATTATGTTAGCGTTTGGTCTAGTCTGGTAGCGTTTGGAAAGCCTCCATATTGGAGTTCTCCTTTTGTAAAGTCTTTTGTTTCTCCTATTTCAACTGCTCCTTTTGCTCCCCATCTTTTCCTGCATCCGTGCAGGGTTTTTGAGCACATGTCTGAGATCCAGTAGTCTGGGTTTGGAGGGGCGTATTTAGAGGCGCCGTTTTCTGACATGGGAATATTGACTCTAGCGACAAAGTAATAGTTGATTTTATTTTTTGTCATTTTAACGTATTCTCCTATTTTATATTCTTTGTTTGTCCATTTTCCCATAGGTTTCAGTTCGGTTAGCCCCAGAATACTTTTTATGTTTTCGTCTCTTATTGT